CTACCATCTGCTATTTCAGTAAATGTCATTGGTTTATCTAATCGTACCCAATGGAAAGAACTTCCATCATTATACAAAAACTTTGTCGCTTCACCTTTCAAAGCATCTTGCATTGTAATTAGATTAGATTTAAATGTGCTTGAAATGTTTTGAAATGATATGGTAATAACTTCTTGTCCTTGATTGACATTTAAAGCATACTCAACTCCACCTAATGATCTTTGAACTTCGTTTTGATAATTAATAGATGATTGAACATTGACATCAGGTTCTATTTCAAAGTTTAATTTTTTACCAATTAAGATTT